ATTCAACGCATTGAGTGAATCATTTGAGTATCCGCAACTATCACAGAAATCATCAAAGGACATTGCACCAGACTCGGCATCGCATATCAAGCAATGTAATACGTCATCAATTTTGGGAATCGATGGCCTACCTGCTTTGTTAACTAATCCAATGCCGGTACTATAATTGAAATGAATACCATTGATATACACAATCCATAAATAATGTTTCCAATCACTATCATCAATCAATCCAACTAATCTAATTGTATGTTTCATACACTAATCCCCAATAGTTTCAAGCCATAGTAAACACATAGCATTGTTATAATTGCACTAATCATTTTAATTTTCTCCTGATATTGCATAGCATTGGTTTATCGCTCATGATTGACCATTGTACTTTATATGTTACTCGTTGACCTACCTTAAGGTTTTGAGGTTTGTTGTAGCATCTAGTCAATGATCCCTCTAGTGTTTGTCCATCGTCCGTCAATACTGTTACATATGGTATATAAGAGTCAAGGGAATCAATCTTAATAATTGTAGCAGCTGCCTTGCCATTGTATTGCGCATTGGGATTGATCATATCAAGCAGCCTTTCGTGTATAGTGTTTAGCTTCTTTCGTTCTAATATAAGCGATGACTTTGCTATAGTGCATGACCATACAATAATCACCTGATCTCTTGGCTTGTCCCATTTTGCGAAAAGCATTGCCTATTGCTGCGTTGTATATGTAACTCATAGTGTGTATCCTTTTGTTTATTTAGACTCATCAGAATTGATTTAATAAACTATATCAATTGACGGGATACGTTTTACCGCATCCCGTTTCGTCTACTGCTTTACACGGTTTTGAATGACCTATGTACAGCTATTAAAGCAGGCTACTGTCATACTGTAGCCTGCTCTAGTGAGTGTCAAAGCATAGACTTTAGGTCATAGCATGTTACTGACTAGGTATATAACTTCAGAGTGTAGAGTCTAGGTATACTCTATGTGTGGTGAAACAGAACTTCAAAGTCATTTTCACTCAGTGTCTATACGGAAATACAGTATTGCACGACAAATGCCAACTTAAAAGCCTATGATTTATAGCTGTGTCACATTTAAATCTTGTATATCTTTTGATCACTGTATCAATCTTGTACATGATCTAGATATACTCCATGCCATAAGCATATGGTAGTGTCGAGTATGACACAGTAGCCTATCATTATAGGTCTCAATCGTATCCCTCTCTGCAATATCTATTCCATCATACCTTGGAATGACTCTTGCAATATAGCAATGGTTATACCATGTTATGTATGGTATAGTATATGCTATAGCAAGGGGTATGCTAGTGCTAGGGTATAGGGGGGGTAGGGTTACTTTAGAGTGTGTGTTAAAGGTTATAAGGTCAACACATACATTTTCAGCATATGACAATAGAAACAACATAATAGCAGGAATCTATAGCCTAACCCTGTAATATCACAGATACAGAATTACTGCATAGACTATATAATATAACTGTAACAACTATATACATGATGTATGACAAGTCATTTACAGATCTATTGTTTAAAGCACCAGCTAACGCTGTATACGCCTTTGTAAACGAAAAAGACAAACGTATCTATATCACCTACTGTACTAGTTTCCTTAGTTCAGTAGATCGAACTATACAGCTTATCGAGCGATCTAAGAATAGTAATAGGTTATTGTATGATGATAGAAACAAGTTAGATCTTATCGTATTAGCAACTGATTTAGTTGATAAGAATAGCATGAGGTTAATGACAAGTTATTGGAGTAATCATTATAGAAACATAGGTTATAGCCTGTATAGAAAATACAATCACATTGAATATAAGATTAGAACAGTAATTAACAAAAGCTATCAAATTGAGGTACAGCTAGTTACTCGTAATAACGCTACTCTTGTTGTAGGTGTATTCAGTAAAGCAGAAGAAGCGAATGAGTTTACGAATGAGTGTTTAGTGAAGCAAGGTAGTTGTATATTACCTGTATATGCTTTGAATCAGCTCACCAAGGAGTATTTCATTAAGCAATAGCTTGTATGTGTTCTTTAGTTAAATGCTTTAGCGTATTAGTGTATGATATTGTTAATTAATACGCTGTAACTAATCGCTATTGACAGGTAAAGTATGATTGTAGTAGAGTATGATTATAGAAACTAGAAGGAGGTTTCTTGGGTTTCACCCCTAAGACACACCTCGACGTATCAGTTTGTTTATATGATCCGTTATATGTGGTATATTTTTTATTGCATTTACTAAACTCTAGTGTATGTTTTAAATGCTACAGCATATAGTTGTTAAATGCATTTCCTTTTTTTATATTGTAAGGATATTATATGGTTAGATTAATTCTGTTGTTTTGTATAGTGGGTTTATTGGATGTTTATGGGTATAACTATGGGTATGCTAGTGAGGCATCTGATAAAGCTATGGAAGCTGGTATTATACAAATAGGGTTAAAGAAAGAAATGGATAAAATTCAGGTAGGAGCTATAGAAAATATAAACAACTATATAAGACGGTTAAAAATCCAAGATGAGATTGTAATTTGTGGATTACTATATCAAATAACAATTAAACAAGATATTATCATCCCAATTGATCCTAATAGGTTATTGAGGATTAATAAGAGTAAAGCAGAGATGACATGGTTTTTCTAGGATTATTGATTGTTGCGGTAGCTGTTGGTTCATATTGGGCTTTACAAGATCCTAAACCCGAACCACAGGTTATTTGTATTAGACATGATTGGAGTTTAAATCAAACAGATGAGCTTCAGTGTTGTAATTGTTTGTTAATAGCAGGTAAGGGCTAATGGAAAAAATGAGTTGTTTTGTATGTGATCAGTGTCGCAGGGTTATCGATTCTGAGTTCAATAAAATTAATTTACATTTAGAAGAGCACTTCTGTAGTGATGAGTGCGGAATAGAGTACTATGGGTTCAATGAGATTGTTCAGGGTGAGGTTAAAGAAAATGTTAAGACGTACAAGAAGAAAGTCCGAAGAAAAAAACAATAAGCAATGTAAGGTTTGTTGTCTGATTAAAGAACGTATCTTGGTTGGTAAATTTGGGGAACCAAAGGTCAATAAGAAATGGTCTGATTCTACTGGTAAGCTATGGAATGGGCATGTATGTCCAGATTGTCATAAGGCTAGGGCTAAAGAGAATATGAGGAAGTTTCGTGCTGGGAGTTAGATTACCATTTAGAATTGCATTGGTGGCTTTATTAGCGTGGATTGTAATCCCATATAAAAGCGTTAACCAAACTTTAGATGTATACTATACTAATTTCAATAATAAAGTAATTGAAAAGTGTGGGAATAAATACAATTCTAATAAACATATCATCAGGTTCGCTAAATTAATTAGACCAACCATAGGTCAATGTAGTAGTGTCCTTGGTGGATTCATGATTGAAATTGATGCTTTATTTTGGGACATTGCAAATGAGAATGATAAGTATAACGTAATGACCCACGAATTGAGTCATTGTATACTTAAAGAAAATCATTCAATAACAGACTACCCTCATTACATGAATGATACAATGAATGAGTTATCTATTGATGTAATTAATAAACAATTAGATGATGTTATAGAAAGGAAATGTAGTAATGGAAAATGATGATGTATTGATTTATATTAGAGATGAAATGCTTACAAATCCTAGAATCGAAGCTGAATTTGTTTATGGTATTTGTGGTATTGCAAGACATGATAAAATAGTGTATAGTTTACTTAACGACTATATGAAAGCTCTATATAACTCAAAAGAACAAGAGAAAATTCAAAGAGAATTAGTTAATAACTATAGAAATTATTTACAAGCATCCCCATCTAGAAAAATGCATTAATGGATAATCAACAACAGAAAATAGATGACCTAATTGCTCAATTTGTTATATTATCAACAAAGATTAACTATTGGTATTCTTTCCTAGACACAGAACATGATATTTATAATCATGAAGATAATTTTATAATGATGGTAGATGCTTTTGATGTAATAACAAAAGATCTTATTATTACTTTAAAGCTTCAAATGGAATACGAAAGACTAAATAATATTCCACCAAATTTTGAACAAAGACGTTTGTATAAAGCCTTAACAAAACCTTTAACTATTTAACTTTGAATGGGTTTGATCCAGACTTAGGTGGGTAGATCTGTAAATGGCACCATATACCATTTGTACCTTCATGGGTAGTCTCTAGACTTTCCATATAGAGTCCGCGATTGTTTAATTCTGTGATATTGTTATTACACCAGTTTCCAAAATTTTTATCTCTATCCCTGATATCAATAGCTGCACATTTCATATGCCAAGAGGTTTTAGAAGCTCCTGGGGTATTTGCGTTAACGTCAGGGGTTCTGTAGCCAGATGATGTTGAAACTGTCTCTGCATATGGGTTTTGTTTGTAGTATTCATCTAATAAATCATTTACTTTTGGAATTAAGGTATTGTAATTACTAATCATTTCATCATCTGGTGGGTTAGTTTTATCTCTTCCCATTAGATAATCTTCAACTGAAACATAATACTTAGTCATTTTATTTCTCACTATTGGTTTAATAAATCCACATATTCTACACTTTAACTTACTGAAATTAATAGTAAATATCGGATAACCTTCCATTGGGCCACAACATTCTGTACAAATATATGGGTGCATTACATTAAAGTTGTTATTTAACAACTATATATAGGTATTATACAACAGCCAACGGCCTTTCGTAAGGCAATAAAAAAATAAGAGTGGCATAAAAGTAAGTTACCGAATTACAATTAAATATTTCGAGGTACACATGGATAATATCCGTTATTTGCCATTGGCATTGTTTTCCATTTACTCCACCAAATTAATCCTTTTGGGTTCAACTTTAGAGTCTTCTATAAGTCTTTTAGTTATCGGTGGACTAACTGCTTTTTATGAATACAAATCACAAGATAAAAAGCTCAGGATTTTACAAAAAGAATTTAAAGATTTAAAAGAATTTCAAGACATTAAAGCTAAAGAAGTTGATGAACTACGAAGTCATATTCTTGGTTTAAAGTTTGCTAATCAATTAAAACCATCTAATAGAGCATAACATGTCCGTTGATAAAATGTTAGAGCAATTCAAAGATTTTGCAGAGTTACAGGTATATGCTCAATCGCAATATAAAACTATTATATCTTCTTCTCAAAAAATAAAGAAATTAGAAGATGAAATTACTCATTTAAAGAAGCTTATTGAGTCTGGGAATATTGTAGATATTTCTTCAGAAAAAAAATATTCAGAATTATTAACATCCTCAGATGAAGAAACAATTTCCAAGATTGAACTTAATAAACTAAAGCATGTTTCATTTGAACGTGAATTAACTTTAGAAGAAACCAAAAAAGTTGATATTTATTCTAAAATATTAGCAACAATTCGTGGTCAACAAAAAACATTTGATGCTACCTCTAAAAAAATGGATGAATCTGAGTTATTAAAGCTTGTAGATGGTGAATAATCTACATGAGTAAACTCTCTAAAACAGAAGCAAAATGGGAGCTTTGGCGCAGGGGTAAACTTTTCTTCAAGTTAGATCAATGTCAAAAAGAATTATATGATCTATACTATAATTCCAATTTTAAAGTGCAGACTTGGCTTTTGTCCCGTCGTGCTGGTAAATCATACACTCTTTGTATCCTAGCATTAGAACAATGTATTCGTCAATCGAATAGCATTGTAAAATTCGTTTCACCTACAAAACTTCAAGTTCAGAATAACGTAAGACCTTTGTTTAATCAAATCTTGGCTGATTGTCCTGATGATATTAAACCAGAGTTTAAAGAAAAAACTCAGATTTATTATTTTCCCAATGGATCTGAAATTCAATTAGCTGGTACTGATAGTAAACACGCAGAAAAGCTTCGTGGAGGTGACTCCCATATCGCTATTGTTGATGAAGCTGGATCATGTGATGATCTTGATAATGTAGTTAAATCAATTCTATTACCCACTACTCTTATTACTCGTGGTAAGATTATTTTGGCATCTACTCCTCCTTCAGAACCCGATCATGATTTCTTAAAGTTTATTGAAGAAGCTGAAACTCGTGGATCTTTAATTAAAAAAACAATTCACGATAATCCACGTATTACAGCAGAACAATTAGAAGAGCTAAAGGTTGAACTTGGCGGTGAAAACACTGATGCATGGAAGCGCGAGTGTCTTTGTGAGATCATCAGATCATCAAATACTTCAGTAGTTCCAGAATTTACAGCCGAATTAGAAAAAGAAGTTGTTAAAGAATGGCCATTACCTCCATTTTATGATACCTATGTCTCAATGGACTTGGGTGGTAAAGATTTAACTGTTGTTTTATTTGCTTATTATGATTTTAGAACAGATAAAGTTATCATTCAAGATGAAATTTGCATGAATTTCAATGAAAATGGTAATAATATCGAGACCTTGACTCAAAAAATTCAAGCTAAAGAAAAACAATACTGGTATAATATTTTAACAAATGAACAGAAACAACCGTATCTCAGGGTTTCTGATATCGATTATATAGTAACCGGTGAAATTCTTAAATATAGCAATTATAAGATAAATTTTATTCCAGCTAAAAAAGATAATAAAGAAGCAGCATTAAATAACCTCAGAGTCATGATGGGTAGTAAAAAGGTTATAATTCATCCAAGATGCGAAACACTTATTCGCCATTTAAGAAATGTAAAATGGCATAATACTAATACAAAACACACATTTGCGCGATCTCCTGATGATGGACACTATGATGCTGTTGATGCTTTGGTCTATTTGTTAAGATCTATTGTTTATATTAAAAATCCATACCCAGCGCATTATGGTAGGAATACCAAGGATTTACATGTTCATAACCCAGATAATTACTATAAACAATCGGGTAGTGTTGCTGTATTTAAAAAGATATTCGGAATAAAACCAAGGAATTAGATAATTAACAACTATACCTAGTATGTATCCTGGTCAAAATTCATTCAAATCCAAAGACAATGTTTACTTTGCCGCTAAATCTGCCAATGATACAGCTGGTATCCTTTTAAACAAGGCCGAGTCATTCTTTAATATCCTAAGAGCTAATGCTTATTTAGAGAAGTTAAATAGAATGTGGAGGGCTTATCATGGCGCATATAACGATGATGCTGGATATGGTCATAAACTAGACTTTACTGGCGAACAGGGCGAACTTGTTACACTTCCGGTGAACCACTTCCGAAATTTAGCACAGCATATCTATGTGATGATTACTTCTAATCGTCCTATCATGGAAGCTCGTGCTATTAACACAGATTATAAATCACTTGCTCAAACCTATTTAGCAAATGGTATTTTAGATTATTACATGCGTGAAAAAAGACTAGAAGACTGTCTTAAACGCGCTGTTGAAATGTCTATTGTATTAGGTGCTGGTTATATAAAGCTAGACTGGAACGCAACAGCCGGAGAAGAGTATGATACTGACCCAGAGACTGGTCAGACAATCTACGAAGGTGAAATAGAATTCAGTAATCTTACACCATTTGATGTTATCATGGATGGAACAAAAGAAACATGGGACAACGACTGGTTGGTTGTTAGAACATTTAAAAATCGTTTTGATTTATCCGCTAAGTATCCAGAATTCGCAGATAAAATTCAACAGATTCCAAGTAAAACACAAGGATCTATATACAGACTAGGTGTATTCACTAACGACGATACTGACGATATTCCTGTTTATGAGTTTTATCATAAACGAACAGAGTCAATGAAGGATGGCCGTTACATGCTATTCCTATCTGATGATATCGTTCTTCTAGATGCTAAGATTCCTTATAGAGTTATTCCAATTTTCCGTATTGTTCCGTCTGAAATTCTCGGGACACCGTATGGTTATTCTCCAATGTTTGATATTTTTCCAATTCAAGAAGGTATTAATTCATTATATAGTACCATCATGACAAACCAAAACGCATTTGGTGTTCAGAACATCTTCGTTCCTCGTGGAGCAGATATCTCCGTCTCAGCTTTTGATTCTGGTATGAATATCATCGAAGGAAATGTAAAACCAGAACCTATTAACTTCACACAAACTCCAGCTGAAGTATTTAAATATTTAGAAATGCTCATTCAAGCTTCAGAAACTATTTCTGGGGTCAATAGCGTCGCTCGTGGTAATCCAGAGTCTTCTCTAAAATCTGGAACTGCTCTTGCTCTAGTACAAAGCATGTCATTACAGTTTATGTCTGGTCTTCAGCAGAGCTATGTAAAACTTATTGAAGATGTTGGAACTGCTTTAATTCAAATTTTAAAAGATTTCGCTAATACTCCTAAAGTAATTGCTCTTGTTGGTAAGAATAATAAGACATTGTTAAAAGAATTTACAGGGGAGCATATCTCAGCTATCAAC